TGTCTGCACTAGAGACATACTTGTCCTCTTTTGTAGAGGGTATATCTACCTACACCAAGCCCGATGGTAAGCTACATGTTAGATTATTACAACATCGTACATCTACAGGACGGTTCAGTGGTGCAGATCCCAACATGCAGAACATGCCTAGAGGTGGTACATTCCCTGTTAAGAAGATCTTTGTGTCCCGATGGGAAGGTGGTAAGATACTTGAAACTGACTTTGCACAGCTAGAGTTTAGGACTGCTGCCTATTTGTCACAGGACGCTACAGCTATCAAAGAGATAGAGGATGGCTTTGATGTACACAGTTACACTGCACAGGTTATTACTGATGCAGGACAGCCTACGTCTAGACAAGAAGCAAAAGCACATACGTTTGCTCCTCTGTACGGAGCTACTGGCTTTGGCAGATCCGAAGCAGAAGCATCCTACTATGAGCAGTTCAGTTCAAAATACAAAGGTGTAGCTACGTGGCACAAGACACTAGCTAAAGAAGCACTAGAGACAGGGTGTATAAAGATACCGTCTGGTAGATCGTTTGCATTCCCTGATGTTGTAAGACGTGGCAACGGTACTGTGTCACACTTTACACAGATAAAGAATTATCCTGTACAGGCATTTGCTACGGCAGATATTGTACCACTAGTTTTAATGGCAATAGATAACATGCTTATGGATATGAATAGTTGCATAGTAAATACTGTGCATGATTCAATAGTAATAGATATTCATCCTGACGAAGTGGATGACGTTCTAAAGATAGTAAATAGTATAGATAGTCAAATGAAGAACCTCATTGATACTCGTTGGAATATAGACTTTAATGTTCCCCTAAAATTAGATTCAAAAATAGGAGATAACTGGCTTGACACCAAAGACGTATGATGATATAACTATAACACTTTTCAATTATAAGGAGATAATATATGAATATAGTAACACTAAACGATAGCCCTGAAATGATAGCAAAAGCTATGGGAATGGCAGAAGCACCTGCAGAGAAGAAGTCCTCTGGAGTTACTTTGCCTAGACTTAAAATACACAACAGTGCAATCATGGGTACTGAGGAGATCAAAGGTAAGAAGGTTAATATTGAAAAACTTTCTGGTGGATCTTTCAGGATTGATTTGCCTGATGAAGGTGGTGTATACTTTAAGGAGATCCTTGAGATCAAACCTTTTGCCCAACGGTTTATGTACAAGCGATGGGACACACTCAAGAATAACTTTGTCAGAAGCGTCATGACAGACAGCCTAAAATCTCTTAGGAACATGGATGTCAAAGACACTGATGGTGGTTATAATTGTGGTAGACCTTCAGGCTTTATGTCAAAGGAAGACTTTGATGCACTGCCTGACAATAGAAAAACTCTCATACGATCTGCTAAAGAAGTGAGAGTTATACTAGGTGTAGCAAACTTTGATGGAGCATTAAAGCAAGAGGGCGATGATCTTGTAGATGCAGATCTTGGGTTTATTCCTTTCGTATGGGATATCCAAAACCAAGAGTCATCAAAGGATATTGATGCTGTGTTTGCTAAGTGTCAGCAACTAAATGTAAATCCTCTGGACTTCCTAACCAAGGTGGAGACTAGTGAAAGAAAGTTACCAAATGGTAATAGCTTCTATGTTACTAAGTCCTCACTTGATTTATCTAATAAGGTAAATAGGGATGATGCAGACGAAGAGCATTTCGTTAGCTTTCAATCTTGGATTCAAGGTTACAATCAGTTTGTTATTGGAAAGCATCACGAGCTTGCACACACTAATGAGAGTGTGGACAAAGAACTTGTTGAGTCTTTCATCGACATAACATCTGATGAGAAAGTTCAGTAACCATGAACCACAAAGCAGAATTAACACTGCATAGGTTCTTGGATAAGGCTACTGACGGTGAGAAGGTATTGTCTAATGCAAACATTAACAAGATTGCAAAAGATATAAAAGAAGCCTTACACCGTCAGTTTGGTTCGCAGAATAACAGGAAACAGTTTAGACTGCGTATGTCCAATATAGGCAGACCTACTTGTCAGCTTTGGTTTGAAAAGAACCACCCTGAAAAAGCTCTACCTTTTCCTAATAACTTTGTGATGAACATGATGTTAGGAGATATTGTAGAAGCTGTATTCAAGGGCTTGCTTAGACAGGCAGGTGTTGCCTATGAGGACTCCAAGAAGGTGAGTATGGAACTCAAGATTGATTCTAAGATTGAGGGTACATACGATATAGTCATGGACGATGCTGTAGACGATATTAAGTCTGCATCTGATTGGTCTTACAGGAATAAGTTTGAATCTTTTGATACACTTGCATCGGAAGATCCTTTTGGATATGTAGGACAACTCGCAGGTTACGCACAGGCTACCAACAAAAGAGCAGGTGGATGGTGGGTAGTAAATAAAGCTAATGGTAACTTTAAATACGTACCTGCTGACGGTTTGGACTTGACAAAGGAGATAGATAAACTATCTTCTAACTTAGATGTAGTTGAGAGTAACGAGTTTAAGAGATGTTTTGAACCAGTAGAAGAAACATTCAGAGGTAAACCAACAGGTAATAAAGTTCTAAGTAAGACGTGTTCTTTCTGTAGATACAGACTAGCTTGTTGGTCAACCTTGCAAGAGATACCTTCATTGGTATCACAGGCAAGAGATCCGAAGATTGTTCCATATGTTGAAATAGGAAAGGAGAAACTTATATGACAGAGAAAGAACCTACATTAGAGGAGATGGCTGAACAGATTGAGATGACTGAGAAACAGCTATCCGATATGAAGAAAGCATACCATGAAAAGAAGTATGCATCGTACAATGCTGCCAGAGAAGCTTTTCTTACGGAACACAAAGCCTTATATGGGAAACGTGTGCCATTAGATAATGTGTACTCTCTTTGGTACAAAAACTGGTAAGTGTTGTACACCTCTAAACAGTATCAGGTAGCACGTAAGTTAGGCTATCGTAGTGGGCTTGAGGTTAAGCTCTCAGAGTTTCTTGATGAACTGAAGATTAAATATATCTATGAGGGCATTAAGATAGAATGGGAAGACTTAGCTTACAGACAATACACACCTGACTTTGTGCTACCTAATGGTATAATAATAGAAACAAAAGGATTGTTTACTGTTGATGATAGACGCAAACATCTAGCTATACAAAAGCAACACCCTAAACTTGACATACGTTTTGTGTTTACAAGTAGTAAAAGAAAATTACAGAAAGGATCTAAGACTACCTATGGTATGTGGTGTGAGAAGAACAACTTTAAATGCTACGACAGAGTTATACCAGAGGGTTGGTTAAAGGAAAGAAAAAAGAAACCACACCCTGAGTTTATAGCGTTCTCAGGTAAGAAGATTATAAGGAGATATACATGACACAGAATGGATTTAAAGACTTACATTTCAAGCTAGATGATCAAGACGTAATCATACGCATGAAGCCTATACTGGATCATCAGAAGAACTGGACAGGAGATGTACACCTACAGGTATTAGATTCTGTCAATAACCCTCTATCAGACAGAGACTATACTGACATTATGTTCTTTGCAAGAATGTGTCTCGTTGGTATTGACTTACTTAGAACAGACGAGGAGTGGTCAAAGAAAGTTTATCAGATGGTTAGAAAAGAAATGGATGACGAGATGAAACCTGAAATTGTTAGTAGACATAACAACGTAATTAGAGTAGACTTTAAATCAATGAAAAATAAATTAAATGGGAGTTCATAATATGGCAAAATGGGAAATAAATAATTGTAAGGATAAAGATATGGTTAATAGTCCACCACATTATAATAAGTATGGTGTAGAATGTATTGAAGCTATTCAATCTGCTACAGGTGAAGGGTATGAATATTATTTGCAGGGTAATATTATTAAATATCTTTGGAGATACAGATACAAGAATGGTGTGCAAGATCTTGAGAAGGCACAGTGGTATCTCAACAAATTGATAGAAGTGAAAAAGGATAGCAAAGATTCGACTGATGTCTTCACGAGCTTTGGTATAGAGTTGGACAATGGTTGTTAAGAT